CGGGAACCTCGTTCTGTTGGCTATCACTCGACCTGAGTGGTTTCTGCCTTCAGAGCCCTTTATAAAAAGGGCTCTATCCTTTGGTCGGTTCACTACCGATCCGTTAAATCAAAGGGAATTGTCTCTGTGCGATCTCCTTGCAAATGGAGGTTGAAAAACATGGGGCCAATCACGGGACCGTTCAACGAGATAGTAGACGTCATTGGACGCTACAGCTCTAGAACAATATGGAAGCAAAAGCCTCCATATAATCTCCGCTTACCTTATAGGGCTCGTTTGACTACGTCGAACAACCCCTATCACTCTCCCGCGTCCTATGGTTTCGACCCTGGGCAAAATGAACTCGATCTAGTACGTAACAAATGCTACGATCGGTTCATGGTGGAGTTGCGGAAACTCTCAACGTCGCCTGCTGGCTGGGGTATGACCCTAGCATCGCACCAGCAAGCGCGGTCAATGTTCAACAAGAGAGGCGCCAACCTCCTTGAGTACATTACCAAGTTAGAGAGAAATTTTAGAAGCACCAGGAAGCGCCGCACCACTAAAGAATGGTCGTCGTTTTTCCTTGAGTATCGATTCGGCTGGGAGCCGATCCTCAAAGATATTCACGCTTCAATGGAGATAATCGCTAGTCAACCCAAGACTGGCCTCATATCATCCTCTGCTCGAGGGTTTTATGAGATTAAGCCTAAACGGGACCCATCTGATTTTGACACGTTGATTTCGGTCAATGGTCAGATTAGATACCGTATGATGGCTGACGTTGAGGTTTCTAACCCTAACGTTTATCTCCTCAACACACTGGGACTCGTGAACCCTGCTGTCGTTGCTTTTGACCGTATACCCTGGTTGTTCGTTTTGGATTGGTGGACCAACTTCGCCCAAATGGCTAGTTCGCTCACTGATTTCTACGGACTCTCAGTATCCAATGGTACTACTACCAAGAAGATATCGAATAAGGGAACTTACGGTTACTTCCGTTCTGGAGGGAAACCCGTACTTGATCAATACGGGTATCAAACAGAGTCGATCTTGCGTGAACTCGGGACACCGTCTCCTCGTTTCGCAATTAAGCCTTTTGAAGGCTTATCCATGGTGCGTGGCGCCACTGCCATTGCACTGACTCTCCAACTGTTGACCCCTGAGGTCACACCCGGCTCACTGAAGCGTGGGCGTTTCTACAAGTGGGAACCTATCGGAAAAAACGATAATCCTTTCTTAAAGTTGCGTCAAAGGAAGAAGTAAATTCTTTTTCCCCTTCAGCTGTCGGTTTATAAACCACCCTTCGAAAGGTAGATCATGCCCCAAATGGCTGATGTCACAGTGAAAAAAAGCGACGGTACCTCCAACTCCGTCTACGTAGCACTCACACCGTCAGCGGGGGATAAAACCCCCGCCGTGTGGCGTTGTAATGCCGACTCCTCCATCCCAGCCCACCGCACTGAATTCCGTTTGGTGTCGGGTTGGAACGACAAACGAAATGCCCGCCGGGTGGAAACATCCGGCTCCGCACCCTACGTCAGCAATGACGCTTCGGGGCGGCCGCAAATCATGGGTCGTGTCAATTTCGGAGGAGGCGCTATCTACGTTGACCAGAACGTTCCTGACGCATTCGTGAACGACAAAGTCGCTGAATACGCCAATTTCTGTGCGAGCCCGCTTGTGAAAGCTAGCTACGCATCTGGTTACGCTCCGGTTTAACCAGATCAGAAAGGAACAAATATGATTCTATCAACTGCTGTTGTGGAGTCCACCTTGCGCGTCTGCGAAGGTGCGGCAACTCCCCGTGCCCTGACGGTAGCAATACTGCTCAGGTACGGAGAGTGGGACCAACTCGTTTCACTCCGAGTTGATCCCATGCGCTATGACCACGCTGAATCCTATTACCGTGATGCGGTCGTCACTGAACTCCTTAGAAAAGTTCAGGGACTGCCGCTTACGGTTAACCTTCACGAGGAAGCTATAAAAAGTTTCTTTGAGTCGGAGGCCCAGTGTTACAGGACCAATGAAAGGTTGTCTCCTTATCTCGAAGGGGGTTCCCACCCCCTCTATGATGAGCGAATCGGGCGTATCGTACGCGCGGCTCGGAAAAAGATGACCCAAATAATTGGGCGGCCTGAAAAAACAAACCAGGGTCATTTTGGCCCTGGAGCGACATTTGCCGATAGAGGAGCAAACACTACTGTTGCTCATAAAATGTCATCGAACCCCGTCTTGACAACTCTTGCTCTACCTTTTATGTTCGACTGGGTAGATACGCAATGGGCGAAAGCCGTTGCTGCAAGAGAAGACTCGTCTTTTAGTATTGTGCGGGGTAACCGATTCACATCGGTCCCTAAAGATTCCACGAAAAATCGTGGCATCTGCATCGAGCCTAGTGTAAACTTATACTATCAGCTCGGTGTGGGTGCGATCCTTAAGAAGCGCCTACGCGCGACTGGGATTGAACTCGCAGTACCGGAAGGTCCTTATCTCCCGAATGGTTTATCGGGGATAATTGGACTGGCTACAGGAATCGACGGACAGGAGCGTCATAAGCGTAAAGCTCGTGACGCATCCAGCTCGGGTTCCCATGCCACCGTAGACTTGTCCTCCGCAAGCGATACCGTTTGTAGCAATATTGTCAAGTTGCTATTGCCCGACGACTGGTACGAGATTCTCTCGGACCTTCGGTCACCCTACACCCTCATGGGTGATAATTGGGTGAAACTAGAAAAATTCTCTAGTATGGGAAACGGTTATACCTTCGAGCTCGAAACTTTGATCTTCCTTTGTCTGATTATGGGTTTGGCCTCCGAAATGGGGTTGGATTACGTGATTGGCGAGGATGTCTTGGTGTATGGGGACGACATCATTGTCCCCAGCGAGTTCGCGGGCGAAACGCTAGCTATGTTAAAGTTTTTTGGCTTCACCCCGAACGAACGCAAAACGTTCTGTTCGGGCCACTTTCGCGAAAGCTGCGGTGGGGATTACTTCCAGGGGGCCAATGTTAGGCCCTATAACTTGGAAGGAGATCCGTGTGAACCACAAGAACTCATTGCATACGCTAATGGTCTTGTCCGACTTGGTGATCGCGATTTTATTAGCGATCATTTTCGTCGGCATCTTAGGCGGGCTTGGTTTTGCGTCCTGGACGCTATACCGAGCCATATCCGAAGGTGTCGTGGTCCTGAACATCTAGGTGATATCGTTATACACGATCATCCAGACTACTGGGGCTACTTGCACGACCATGGAGATTCGCAGATGAGCTGGATACGGGTTTATAGACCGGCGCGTTTTCGACGCGTCACCTGGGATAACTTCACAGGTCGAGTTCAGCTAGCATGCGCAACCTTGGGCTACGGAGACGGCACTTTGGGTATCATCCCACGTGACTCTGTTTCCGGATACAAGGTTGGACGGGTGTCAGTATCGTAGGGCTGTGAAAGCCCGAACCCATCTATAAACTGGTGGGATGGTATTGATTTTAAAAGTAATGGAACCTTACACTTTGGGTTTCTGGGGCCTCTATGAGGAT